TTATGAGCCACACATATCGCATTGATCTGGCGAATCCAACGAACAACTAACTCCTTCCAGAACATCGTCAGCTGCTTTACTTAGTTCTTCGCTAGTCATTCCATTAATTTTAACATTAACAGGTTTAGTAACTTCAGCCGGTGTTGCTTTTATCGCAGATTCTTTCATGGAATTTTTAGTTTTTTCCATATCTATACCAAGTCCAGCAAGGGCATCAACCGCTGCTTTAGTTCTTAAATAATACATACCCGTTTTAAGACCAGCTTTCCATGAATAGAAATGTGCAGAAGTTAATTTAGCAGAATTCACATTCTCTATAAATAAATTAAGAGATTGTGATTGGCATATAAATTTACCCCTACCTGCGGACATATCTATCAGGTCTTTTTGTTTAATTTCCCAAACAGTTCTATAAATTTCTCTAACATTTTCAGGTATCTGTTCTATATGTTGAACAGATCCTTTATGGTAAACTATTAGGTTTTTCATATCCTCGCTCCATAATCCAAGAGAAATAAGATCCTTAACCAGGTGTTTATTTATTATGATAAACTCACCACTTAGCGTTCTTCTTGTGTATATATTAGAGGTGAATGGTTCGAATGCTTCGTTGTTACCCATAATCTGAGCAGTGTTGTGTGAAACCATACCATTTTCTAACAAATACTCATGAACATCAGGAACTTCAAGATCCCACGTTGGTTTTTCTTGGTCTAGCTTTCTTAATGATTTTATTTTTATCGTTTTCATTATATTTATATTTTATCTTATTTTTATTTAAAAATTCCTCGATTAGATTAATGTTAACATCTGCCGGATCGCTATCCCATATAACCAGATATGAAAATCCATTATCCTTCGCTATTCTTTTTTTTCCCATATCATATTCATGTGCTTCTCTTATTTTTTTATCAGTCTTTAAATAAACAGAAATTCCTTTATATTCATCAATTGAATATTTATCCAGTCTTGGGTGCCATTTTATACCATTGAATTCTATTATAGCCTTAGTTTCAAAATCCATTATACAAAAATCATAACAATAGCTTCTCGAATTTATTTTATCATAAAGAAAAAAATGTTTACTTTCCTCAATTTCAACAAAATTACGAATTTTTTTTTGATTTAGATATTCAACAATTGGCAGAAAATATAACAAGGATATTTTTGAAGCAGAACCAAATTTGACTCTCCTACTTTTTAGTATTTCTGTATATTCGTTTGTTGCTAATAAATAATCTCCGTTATTTTTTTTGAGATAATAATTAAAATTTATTTTTTTCCTTTCATTCAAATCCTTAATGTAATCATTATATTGCTCCTCCCCTCCGAGTTCAATGATTTTTTTATCTTTGTCTATTTTAGTGGATTCTATTCTATCTGAATAAAGTATTTTTGCTTTTTCTATATCACCGTTACATTTTCTGAGAGCCCAATCAAAAGAGCATGAATTTTTGGTCAATTTATAGTTATTCCATCTATCAATACCGGAATCACCATATCTAATTTTGAATTTATCCAGGGTTTGTTTTGATTTTTCTTTAAAACTATCAAAGAGCTTATAACCTTCATCTTTCCCGTATTTAATAATAAAATTATCAAGCGTTGTTGATTTATCCTTTTTGTATTTTTTAACCATATTAGTTGATTCCTCCATAGTATATCCCATTCTCATCCAATAATCCTCCTTGTATGGAGTTACTATTTTGGAATTTTTTTCATTCCACATTTCTTCAAAATTATCGCCATACAGCAATTTATGGTATTCAATACCTGAAGAGTAAGGATTTAATGTTTTCAATTCTAATAATTTCTCAAATCTTTCGAAATATGAGTTTGATTCTGATGAATTTAAAAGGTCAAATTTACTAAATATTGTATCCACCATCTTCGATGGGTATCTGCAATAATAAGACGATGGATTAATTTTGGTCTGCATATCGATTAATGTTTTCTTTTATATATCTCCAATGCCGACCAAAATTTTTCTATTGTTGGACAATCATATCTCTTTCAGTAAGTTCATCAGCTCTAACCCAAATCTCGTTACCATCTCTAATACATAAAAATTTATGATTATACGAACATGTTATAATATTTCCATCCTCCGTTTCGACTTCAAACACTGGTACTTTCCCGTTAAAAAATATCTTTTCACATTCCTTAGTACCAAATCTCGTTTCTACAGATACTGGTGAATTAAAAAATACCCACTGCTGATCCCCGTTTTCCTCTATCGATTTCCAGTTTATACCTTGGGCTTCCATTATTTCGATATACGATTTTGGACCCTCAGGAGTTAGAACTTTGGATTCTGCTAAAATACAAGAAGCGGTTGGCATCGGTGCTAATAGTAAAGAATTCCTTGCTCCATTCTTCATCACATCCTTCCTAAGCTTACCCCAATCCCATCTTCCTGATAGCTGTTCGTCACTGAATCCCCACATGTTAAATTGGAATTCACCATTAGATAGGGGTGAACCCCGAAATGTTTCATAAGCTCCCTCTTTTTTTGCAAGTGCCATGGAGGAAGACATAGAAGCAAAATATATTGTTTCAAATACTTCCTCGTTGATTCTTTTAGCCTCAGGTGAAGCAAAAGGAATACCAAGAATTGCAAATAAATCAGCAAGGCCCTGAATACCTATACCTATAGGTCTATGTCTCATGTTTGATTTTTTAGTCTCTGGTGTTGGATAATAGTTAACGTCTATTACCTTATTAAGATTAAGCGTTGTCTGATATGCAACATCATAAAGTGCCTGGTGATCAACCTCACATCTACCCTTAGATATTTTAGAGGTTCTATTATCAGTAGATTTAAGGAATTTATTAACAGGTATCGAAGCAAGGTTACAAACAGCTTGCTCGTCCTTATCCGTATATTCCAATATTTCCGTGCACAAATTAGAGCTTTTAATAGTACCTAGATTTTTCTGGTTTGATTTTTTATTAGCAGCATCCTTATAAAGTATATAAGGGGTTCCAGTTTCAATTTGCGAATCTAATATTCTAGTCCAAAGATCCCTGGCTTTCATTGTTTTTTTAGCTTTACCTGCAGCTTCAGCAGCCTCATATGCAGCTTCAAATTCATCACCATATAATTCCCAAAGTCCCTGTACATCGGAAGGAGAAAATAAGCTCCATTCCTTATCATCTTCCACTCTTTTCATAAATAAATCAGGGGTCCATAGTGCTAAGAAAAGATCTCTAGCTCTAAATTCTTCCTTACCGTGATTTTTTCTAAGATCCAAGAAATCCTCAATATCTGAATGCCATGGTTCAATATAGATTGCAAACGAGCCTTTACGTTTTCCACCGCCTTGGTCAACATATCTAGCGGTTTCGTTAAAAACTTTAAGCATCGGGATTATACCATTGGATGTACCATTCGTACCTCTGATATAAGAACCAGTACCTCTCACATTATGAACAGCAAGACCTATTCCTCCAGCATTCTGTGATATGGCAGCTACATCAGCAAGCGTTTTATAAATTCCAGGAATCGAATCATCGGACATCATCAATAAGAAGCAAGATGATAATTGTGGTTTTTTCGTACCAGCATTAAATAATGTAGGTGTTGCATGTGTCATCATATGATTAGACAAAAGCTCATAAGTTTTAATAACGCTCTTTATATCTTCTCCCCATATTCCCGCAGCTACACGCATGTACATATGCTGGGGTGATTCACAAACCTGGCCATTGGTTTTTAATAGGTAGCTTTTTTCAAGAGTTCTAAATCCAAAATATTCAAAATCAAAATCTCTTTCATGTATAATTGCACCATCAAGCTTTTGTTTATTCTTCATAACAACCTCGTAAGTGAGGTCATTTATAATACCAGCAGGCTCATTGGTTTCTGGATTTATATAATCATATAGATCCTGTATGGTTTCTGAGAATTTCTTCTTGGTCGTTTTGTGCAATCTTGACACTGCTATTCTTGAAGCCAATATGGAATAATCAGGATGTCTAGGTATTAACGAAGCAGCAGTCTCAGCAGTAAGATTATCTAGTTCCTGTGTGGTTATACCATCATAGATACCAGCAATAACTTTCTGAGCTACTTCCATAGCATCAACATAATCGACATTTAAGCCGTATGTCATTTTTCTTATTCTATTTGAAATTTTTTCAAACCTAACAGCTTCTTTTGAGCCATCTCTTTTAGTTACAAACATATTTTAAATTAATTTTTTAGAAATCCTCACCAAAAGCGAAGGTATCTGTATTTTTGTTCAATATTCCAGACTTTTGATATTCGCCAACTTTTTTTTCAAAAAAATTGGTCTTCCCCTGAAGTGCTATATTTTCCATGAAATCAAAAGGACATGCAGCGTTGAATACTTTAGAGCATCCAAAATCAGCTAGTAATCTATCGGCAACAAATTCCAGGTATTGTTTCATTAGATCCTGATTCATACCAATAAGTCTAACTGGTAATGATTCAGTTATAAATTCTTTTTCAATTTCTAATGCACTTAGAATTATTTCTTTTATTCTATCCTCAGATACTTTGTTTGCTAAATGTTCATTATGCAATAAAACAGCAAAGTCACAATGCATACCCTCATCCCTAGATATTAATTCGTTAGAAAAGCATAGACCAGGAAGTAATCCTCTTTTTTTCATCCAGAAGATCGCACAGAATGATCCACTAAAGAACATACCCTCAACAGCAGCAAAAGCAACTAATCTTTCCTGGAAAGTAGCAGAGCCTATCCAATTTAGAGCCCACTCAGCTTTTTTCTTAACAGCAGGTATATTATCAATAGCATTAAATAATCTATCTTTTTCGATAGTATCCTGTATATAGGTGTCTATAAGCAATGAGTATGTTTCAGAATGAACATTCTCCATCATAACTTGGAAACCATAGAAAAACTTAGCCTCCGCATATTGAACTTCTGATAAAAAGTTTTCAGCTAGGTTCTCATTAACTATACCATCAGATGCAGCAAAGAAAGCTAGCACATTCTTGATAAAATATCTTTCATCGTCATTCAATTTGTTTCTCCAGTCATTAAGATCAGCAGAAAGATCTATTTCCTCCGCTGTCCATATCGATGCTTGTTGTTCTTTGTATCTTTCCCAGATATCATGATGTTCAATTGGGAATATTACGAATCTTCCGGGATTATCAGCCAGTATTGGCTCGGGTAAAGTGTATCTGCTTTCCATTTGTTAAATTTTTTTAATAATTGTTTTCTTGTCTTCTTCTGTTTTCTTGATTCTTACTCATGTACATGTTGTACATTTCAGCAGGCGTCATACCTATAGATATTGCATAGTTCATGAAAAAATGAAGCATGTCTATAATTTCAAATTTACATTCCAGTTGGTCACTATCGGTAAGATCTGAGAATTTCTTAGATTCATATGTGTCATAAGCAGATTTCCATTTCTTCCAAATAGCATTGCCATTTCCATCTTTAATTCCTCCAAGAGCATCAGTGGCTTCGTGAATTTCATCTATGAGGGAATGATTATTCATATGCCAAAATCCCATAAGTTCACGCAAATTCATTTCTTCGAAATTGTAACCATAAACATTCTTTTGTGTATCAGACTGTAAATTTAGTATGTCACCAAGAGTATCACTACTTTTTGAATAAAGATCTTCTATATTTAACTTCGAGCAGCTGTTATCAATATTAGCCATTTTTAATTTTTTTTGTTAATTTTAAGTTTTATTACTAGACCCTAGATCATTCCTGGATTTTATATATCAACCAGGTTTCTGTAACCAAGGAAGTAATATGTTAATTTTTCTCTTTACCCAACAATTTTTTTAAACCATCTATTTCTAGCTCTAATTCAAGCATTTTATCTTTGGTTTTTCTTCTTCTCGAGTATAGATCTTTAATTATTATTTTAAGTATTGGATTCTCGTCATCATTACCGAAGTATGCGCCGGAAGCACATTTTATCCAATTATCCTTTGGGTTTAAAAGATTCTTTCCCTTGTATGATTCTGGTGAAATCCCCCATTGAACCATGGCATTAGGATATAGAGAAGCAAAGTCATAACAAGCAACCCAACCGTGTAATCCCTTAATAGGATCTTTAACATATCCACCAGCAAATTTAACATGTACCTCCTCTTTTCTTTCAGCTGTAAGTACCTGCTTTCTATCCAAGAATTTCTTCATCATTAAAACTTCGGTAGACCAAACTGGTGAAAGACACCTGTTTATTTCAACTCCAGATATCATTGCAATCTTGAAGAAAGTTTGCATCGTTTTAAGTTTCTGATCTATATAATGTACAAGTGCACAATCGACAGCATTATAGTAGATAAAATCTTCAAAGTTAGATTGGTATAAATCCCTAAGTGTCCCATCATAAGCAATCTTCTTGAAGCCAACAGCTTTATCAGCAACGTAATCTAATCTATTGCTTTCCTTGATCTTGATAACACGATCCCATTTTTTATATATGTCCAGGTAATCAAACATTAGTAGATGTTGTGGTAATTGTGCCTTACCTATAAGTGTTCTTCCTGGTGATATAATCTTGGGATCTATACCGAGTCTTTTAGCCCTATTTAAAAGATATGGCCAGTCATAACCAAGCCAGTTCCACCCAGTCATTGTTGCCATCTTAGGACCAAGCTCTCGGAAGAACGTGTACATCATATCGTACTCAGTTTCAAATTGTTTATATTTAAAACTCCATTCATCGCCAGTTTTTTCGAAATACTTATTTAGTTTATTATAAATATTTCCTTGTTGCTCGGGTGTCAGTGGATCAAGTCCAAGAATTAGAAGCTTTCTTTTATCAGTTCCTATACCTATGGATATAACCCGATTCTTAGCATTTTCAGTATCCAGCGATGCTGCTTTATCCTCCGTTATCTCAACCTCTATATCGACGAAGTATTTCTTAGGTTCCTGATATTCCCATAAAGGTTTTGTTAGTTCCTTTGGTGCCTCCATCAGAATCTGTGCCATTCGGTACTTATCATACCTCTCTGTCTTTACTTTCTTTACTGGTTCTCCCTTCCAATTGGTCCATTCCTTGTCCCTCTTAGGATCACCAGGATTGCACTTTTCCCAATTAAATCTTTCCTGCTCAGCTATCGGAACATGAAGAAATGCAAGATCCCCTTCTGGTCCGAAATGGGATACGTTTAGATAGCTCCCTTTATTCTCTATGTCAATAATCATTGGAAATATTTTTAATGCATATGTTTTACATCATAATAAACTTATGTTCCGGTCGGATATATAAATAATATGAAAAATTTGATAAAATTTAGAGGTTTTGTGAACGAATGGCTAGATTCTCCAGGAAGTGTGGATGTTCCAGGGGAAGCATACCAAATTAGAGCAAATAGAAGGAACTACCAATCCATAGATCCAACTATGCCACAAATCGTGGACGCCATGTTTGAAGCAGCATATTTCCATGACTTTTTAGACGAAGAGGGTAAATCTGAAAAATTTAATAAATTCTTGAGTGAAAAAAATAAATCAGGATCGGATGTAGCTGAATATCTAAAAACATCATTCCAAATAAAAAACTCAAAGGAGAAACAATAATGGAAAATTTACAAAAGTTTAGCGGATGGATTAATGAGGCAAGATTATCAATAAAGGTTGACGTCGAAGAGGTAGAAAAAATATACTCTCCAGAGAATATAGTATTTCCTAGTATATTATCAAAATATTTCGATAATATAAAGATAGAGGAAATTAAGAGGGAGTGTGCAAAATTGCTTGCAAAAGAATATGACACCAGACTCAATGATGTGCTAAAATGGCTAAAGTTCTCAGATAAAATAGCCACCGGATATCCATTAATGACAACACATTTTAGATTCATTAATAAATTTTATCCACTGAATGTTGATGTACCGCCAAACTTGAAAACTGATCAACCAGGCAAGGAGGGTAATCAAATTTACATCCCGATAATAGAAAATATAGGTAAAACTATAAAGATATTTAAGGACGACGAGACGCAGGATGAAATAAATAAATCTATAGAATTTCATGCTGGTATAAGTAAAGCAAAGTATGACGAAGACAAATTAAAATATGTTATCACCAGACAAGGAGATAATTACGATTATAGAATAGTGATACAAACGGATGGTACAGTTATAACTGAGGAGGAATCAAAAAAGACGCCTAAGGATAAAGCAATAGCATTTAACAATTCAAAAATACAAACATACAACCTCAAAAAAGGCAAACCGATAAGATTCACATCTAAATTAGGTGCTGATGGATTCGTTACAGGGAAGATTTTTAGAATAATTAATAAGGAATTTAAGAAATTCGGTAGAAGCGACAATTGGACCATATTTGACGACCATATAGAAATTGATCTGGAGTTCGAAAGGGACGGAAAAACATTAAAGATTTATAAATCATTCAAACCTGGTGATATAATTTACCTTCCATTGGGTGACGATAAAAAATTCGTTAGATGCGAGATCCAAAAGCCATTCTATGTTTCAAATCCAGTGCTTAAGGAACCAATAAACTTAAGAATTAAAATTCTAAAATAAAACGGCATCCAAGTAGGCTCTAAGCTTACCATCTGTTGGCTTTATATCGAGATTACCATTAACAAATATTTCCCAGGATTCATTAGCATATATTCCAACCCCAGGAAGTTCGGTAACTCGAGTAAAGCCTTCTTTGTAAGCTTTACTCATCTCTATTATTCTTCTTGACTTTATATTGTAAAATCCGGTGGTTTTTATGATCGCTGCTAAACTTTCAGGATCACAATTGATTGCAGAATCAATGTTGGGTATTAGATCAAATACGGCTTCTAAAATAGGTCGTACCTGTCTATTATTAGTTTGATTCAATAATATACAGCATATTAAAATTTTCCAGGGATCATCCGGGTAATTCTCCTGTATTAATATCTCTCTTGGCATATACTTTAATTTTTATCGCAATTTAAAAAATACATGCGAATAAAAAAAATCTCCCAAGGGAGATTTTTTTTATTTCTTTTTCTTTCTGTTTTTTTCTATAAACTCCTTATAGGAAATCATTTTCTTTTTTCCCCTCGTCTTCTTCATAGCTGCATTTGTTCCAACAGTCATAGTATTGAAAGTGTCACCACTACCTGTTTTATTAGAATCATAAAATCCAGCATTGGTTCCATCGTTTGTTGGTGGTGCAGGATTTCCCATTCCGCCAACATTACCAAGTGTTGCAAGTCCAGCTGAAGATGCCCCACCACCATCATCCTCGATAAGTTTACGAGTACTTAAACCCTTATTGATAAGATAATTTTTTAATTGCCATTTTTCAACGCAATAATTATTTTCGCCAAGCCAATTTTCAACACAATTACATGATTCATTACATTTGCATTCATCACAATTTGATTCATCACAATTGCAAGAACCCTCCGAATCTTTACAGTTACATTCATCTAGACATTCATCTAGTTTTTTTCTTTCATCTCCGATACAAACTAATTTTCTGCCATTTGTACTATTTCCTGTTGGGTAAAACATACTATTCTAATATTTCTTTTATATTCTTGGAAAATATTCTAACTATATTACCAGATTCATTCTTTGTTACGTAACCTATTATGTCATTATAATTATCATATATTGGACTATCAACGAGTAATTTTCTACCCATGTTATCAATGACCCAATGATTTAATATTTTACTAGTCTCTTTGCTAGGACTCATATTTCTAATCTCCATAGCATTTGGTGATCCGCATCCACACATAATTATCTATAGTCTCCTCTAGCCTCTTTTCTTCTGATATATTGCCAAAGAAAATTTAATCCCTTGGAATAATCCTTAGCTGTTTTAAATGGCGATTGGAATTTTTTTATATCGTTACCGTTTCCTTCTTTTACTTCCTTAGATTTTATTGGATTATATCTTCTTACCGTTCCTGACGGATGTATAGTATAGAAAATGTCACCATGTCCAAGTTCTTTTTGTTTTTTTACACTTCTAACAAACTTAAGCGTGTTATTAAGCTCCTGTTGATGGGAAGTGTCCTCATCAAATCCAAGGGACAATAGCCTCCTATATTCCCTAGATTTTCTTACTCTGTCTAATTCAATTTCCCTTCTATATTCGGTTTTATATTCATATTCGGGTGAATATGATTTAAAATCCAGAAGATGTTTCATCTGCTTTTTCATCCTACTTATCAGAAAGCCAGTCTCTATAATCCTTAAGATTCGATAGATTCTTTTTACCTTTTTTTATTTGTTTTGAATCTGGATCCAAAAATGGAACTATCTTACCTGGTCCCTTAGGTTGAAACTTTGGAATTGTTGGGGATCCGACAGGTTCAAGACTAATAGGAAGATCCATCTCGTCAACATGATCAGGAAGTTTCTTATGCTTAGTTGATGCATAAGCTTTGAGCTCTTTCTCGGTCATACTCTTTGATAATTTTACTATTTCGTCTCTATATTTCGGATCAAGATCGGATGGTGACAATTCGCCAATCCTAATTGCATACGCTTGTCCAAAAAGTGCTTGTTGTGCTTTACTTACTGCTGACATCGATTATTTTATTTTTTTCCATTTTGGTTGAAATTGATCTACCATCGCTGAATGTATAAGCTGTGGAGTATTTGATTTATACCATTTATTTATAACGTATATGTAATTATCCATATTTCCTGCAGGTATTATCTCAACAACATCATATTTCTTTGATACTTCACCGTGCATTGGCTCAGTAATAATTTCACCTATAACTTCCATCTTTGTTACGTCACCGCCACTATATCTGGGCACGATATCCTCATTCAAAAAAGAAACAAATGATTTTACATTTCTCATAGTGTATATATCAAACAAAAAAAGGACTTATAAATATAAGTCCTTTTTCTTTTTTTCCCATTCGTCATCTGACATTGGTTTCTTATTAAGATCCCAATTTGTATCCGGATTGATTATCTTCTTCTTCTTTTTATACCAATCTCCAAATGTCCATATAAATCTATTATATCCCTTACCTACAGTAGCAAATCCAGTGTCCCCTGGTTGTATAGCTATTGGAGATTGTGGCGGAACATAGGAGCTGGTATCTGCTGATTTAGATTGAGTCTTCGTATCTTTCTTTGTCATATATGACTGTTTCTATTTTTGTTTTTGTAACCTGGATGGTTTCAAAAGCTCCTAGTGTTCCCTCCATATAAGACGCAACTTTCGTTTCCACGTCTAATACAGATTCTGCTGAAACTAGGAATTGAGATATAGTATAAACTGGATCTCCATTCTTTTTAACTTCTCCTGATTCAAATCTTACTTTTGCTAAGTAGTAGCTCATGTTATGTTTTTTTAAAAATTAATAATTAAGCCTCTTTGTTTTTAGTGTCTTGCACTTCAGTTCTTACTTCTTGTGCAAGTGCTTTTAATTCCTGCATAGCTTTTCTAACTCTAGTACCAGCTGCACTATTTCCTTTACTGAAGAATTTTTCAGCATCACCTTGTGTTTGCTCTAATAGAGCCTTAATTTGTTCGAATTTTTCCATTTTAATTTTAATTTTAATTTATTATTATACAAGATTTTTTTAAAAAGTTCCCTTATCTGCTTATAATTAATGATTTTTTGCTAGATCCTTCCTGAACTGACCAATTTTTACCAAGTTGTGATAAACATATGGATTTCATATATTCAATATATTCTCCCTTACCCTTATAAACCAGATTATTCTGGATCTCGTCATATATTCGGGTAACCTTAGAATTTAGAGAAAGATAATCAAGAACGCATTTGAATGTATGTTCCATTAATCTGGAAAGCTCATTACCATCGAGTATAAATTCGGTTGAATCGGGTGCTGGTATATCCTCCTTATTGATAGCAATATCCTCGATAAGTTCATGACCCACTTGATTTATATTAAGAACGCAATAGGAATTTTTAGCTCCGTCTATAGGTTCATTTTCCGAATATTTTCCTATGATAAGGTGGTAACCCATTTCATACTCCTCATCCTCGCTATCAAGACTAAAGAAATAGTGGTATATGTCACCCACCTTTTTCATCAGAAATTCTGAAGTACCAAACCCATCACTTTCATTAACTGGGTTTGTAAATTGATCAAACGTTTCAATAAACTTTTGCATTTTATTATTGGTTATTTTTTATTATCTCTTGTGTTTCGGATTCAGCTACAAGGTTGGAATCATGAAAAATAATTTCTTCCTCCTCCTTAATACCATTTCCTCTTTGTGCATCTATTAAAGAATTATACACATTAGCAACCGCTTGTGGTACTAGTTTTTTAAATCCCGTATAATCCTCAGATTCTATTTTTTTCCTAACGTCGCTTCCGCTCGATGATCTTTTTGTTTGAATTATCTTTATATCGTCTGGAAAATCACCACCTGTCTTTTTAAGATATTCCGCTTGCTTATTGTAGTCTTCTATCCTATCGTCACCAGCTGCTATGCTTTTAGTTAGAAATCCATATTCCTTAGCTTTCCCATATATGGGTCCAAGAAGGCCTCTATTAACAACAAAATAACCAGATATTTTTCCAGGATTATCCCTTACAATTCCCTCCATATAGCGTGATATTAATTTTTCGTCATATGGGGATTTGCCTGATTTGTTATGTCCAGGATGAACAACCGCAATTATACTAGGAAGATCATTTTCCTTGTATAACTGATCAACCATTTTCATGTGTCCATTATGGAAAGGTTGGAATCTACCAACAAGCAAATTAACAGGTTCCAATTTGTTTTTATCAGTTTCACCTTCCTCCTTTATTTCTTTCGATTTATCTTTTTTAGTGGTATCAATAGTCTCCAGTGTGGAAATAAATTCATTGTATGAATAGAAAGGATCATCTACATCCTCTAATTCATCGCCGGATTCATCTAATTCTGAAGTTACATAATCTATTTTCTTAGAAGATAAATTACTTTTCTTAAAATCCATGAATGATGGTACAGACTCAGATTCTTGTATACTTGGTTTTCTATTATCAGTAACAATTCTTTCTATGTTACTAACTACTATATTGAATTGATCTATTATGCCAGTAGTTATTATTCCGCTAGCTCTTTTTCTTATCTTTCTGAATGAATTAAGCATGAGCTTAAACAATGACTCGTAGGAGTCATCAGTGTCCAGATATTTAAGGACTCTTTTATCCTTTATCATATCCAGATTAAGTCTAAATTCATCCTTCCTTAAGTAATCGGGTTCTTGAAAATCCGCTCCTCTGTATTTATATGCATATTCACCGAGAAATTTAACAAAAACATCAGAAATAAAGGAGATGTATCTCTCATCATCAGTATCACCAGAAACATTAAAACTTTCAACGCCCTCCTCGAGTATAAAATTCATTATGTCCATTATGGTAAGGCCCAGAAAATCACTAGGCTTTTCCTCTGATTTTTTATTATATTTTTCCTTGGCCATCTCGGTAAAAACAGGATCGACCATTTTTGATAATATAGGTTCTTTACCATTATCGCCCTCTCCAAATCTGAAAACTATACCCTCTATTGGTTTATCGAGATCATTATTAAGAGCACTCGTTTTAGCTTCCGGATTAAGAACACCTATTATGTACCTAACAAAACTTTTTGTTTTAAATTCCGATACAAGATCACCAAAGGGGGTTCTAAGAAAATCAAGTATCTGATTTTTCTGATCATCAGTTAGCATACCCTGAAATACTATAGGTGGTCTTTCCACGCCAAGTATATCTGCCCAATTATTTAGCTGTTCCTGATCCTGTATAGTGGATGCTGGTTTACCGTTATCGTTCTTAGTGTGGACATAAGACAATATAAGATTATTCTTTGGTAATCTATCATATGCTATTTCAACCGGCTGATTATTGGAAAAATACTCAAGTCCAAATCTCCATCCTCTTGGGATCTCTCTAAGAATATGAGGGGGTAAGGACTCTATATAGTTTATTGGTTTTTCGTAATATTTCATTAATGTACGATCAACAAGAGTTATAGGATATCTCTGATCCCTCTTATAAAAATTAAATCTACCGGTTTCAATGTTTCTCTCAAAAACAAAAGCGGAACCATCCATTTTCTCATTAATAGTCACATAGGAGTTAAAGAGATTATCAATAAAATCTTTACCCTTTTTGTTATAAATATCATATAAATGACTAATTCCTGCCATAATTACCTTCTTAATGTTTATTATTATATTCTATTAACCTCAGTAGGTATTTCTAGTCCAACCCTCTGTAAAAATTCCAGAAATCTCTCCCTTATTTCCGGTAATTTATCCTTTAATTCAAAATCGGGAGAAATTATTATATTAAATAGTTGTTCAAATGTTTTAACATCATCAGTTGTATAACTCTTACCCAATGCAAAATCTATAAATTCCTGAGGATCATTAGTAACAAATCTTTCGCTACCTTCTATCTTCTTGGGATTTTTTAGTCTATCCTTTATCTTTCCCTTATATGATTTAGTATGCCAGAATAGTCCATCACTCAATATTAAAACCGGTGTATTGTAGTCCAATATCTCCCCAGCCTCGTCTCTGTCCATTATTTCCTTTCTTGATGATAATATAGCTGCCAATAACCAATTTCTATGAGCCGATTTATATTTACTCTCACCTATTTTGTAATTTGGAGAATAGTATATAAAATCTGCCCATTTCATATCTGATAACGGTATAAGATCTAGCTGAACTATACCCTTACTAGGGTCACCCTCTATCGGCCAGCCGATGCTAACTATATTAAGACCTTTAAGATAATTTATTTCAGGAACAAATCCCAATACGGGCTCGATTTCTTTTTTTAATTTATCAAAAATAAAACCAGAGCACTCTTTTTTTTCTATACCATTAGATTGCGAGTACCAGATTGCATCATACCCAATATCAAGATCACCCGAAGTATCATAAGGATTTTCTTTCTTGCCTATACTTCCAATAACAACATATTGCTCATTTAGTATAGCTGATTCCATACCAATAAGCGGGAAAAGTTTTTTCTGTATACTTTTTAAAGTTTCAGGAAATTCATCCTCTCTTATTCGTCTAGATGTCTTTATTGCAGCTCCTCCCTCAAATAGGGAACTAAAAGTAGAAAAATTTAGAATACTCTTGCTCATAAGCATACTATCTTTTCTTGGAGGTTTTTTTGTAATAGGTATTCATTATATCTTTAAGATAATCCCTATATATTTCTTGCTCCTTATCTTTAGGCTCAAGAGGAGTAAATTCATCACCAAAATATTTTTTACCTCTGAGAACTCCAGATCTATAAAATTCCTCTGCGTCTTTATCGGAAACATTTCTGTTTTCTATATTCTCAGACTCCCATTTTTTTATAATTTCATCTTTTCTTCTCTTGATTTCATCCTTATCGAGTTCCTTCCAGGATTTGGTATCCTCACCTGGTGAAAGAAAATCTACAATAGCAGCAGTTCCTTTAGCAAGTCCCTTAATTAATAAAGGTATAGCCATAGAAGCACTTTTTAATGTGGACATGTTATCAGGAGCATCCGAATAATAACTGGTATATTCACCATCACCCACCCCTATCTTTTCACCAATACCTCTAAGCCATCTAGTAAATGATGTTTTTCCATGAGTCTCGTAATATTGGTTACCGTGATATGACTCCTGCATATTGGATTCGTTAAATTCAGTAAAAGATTTTATTCCCATTAGTTAAAAAATGTTTTTCTATATATCCTCAATATAAATTAAAGTTTAACGTTATATAATCTATATTCAAAACCTTCCTTCTTATAAATTTCTATCCTCTCAAGACTATGCTTAGTCAGATAACTTTTATACTTTCCTGTACTAAAATCATCGACGAAATCTATAACATTAACTTTTTCTTTCCCCTCCATCTTACGCATACCTCTACCTAAACTTTGTTTTATAAGTATCTCGCTTTTATATGACTCAACCAGAAATATATTATGCAAGTTGTTTATTGATATACCAGTGGAGAATGTTCCATATGTCGCAATTAGGACCTTATTAGCGCCAACTGACATTCTTCTCTTATATTCCTCTCTCAATGCTTCACTAGTGTCGCCATCGACATAAAAAGCCTCCCTATCGCCATTAAGTTCTCTGAGAAGATTCCATATCTGCTTTCCATATTCCTCTTTCACTGATTGGAATAGAACTAAAGAATTCTTGGATGTCTTATTGATAAAATCTGTAATATAGTTCAATCTAACTCTGCTTTCTATTACCAGTTTTCTTTCCAAATTATAGATTTCATTACCCTCCACGTTATTATCGCTAAGTTTCAGATCTGCAAGTTTGTTTTTATAAACTGGATCTAACCAATCCATAACAACCACCTTTATTGATACAGGGGTTGCATATCCATTATCAAAAAGAAAACTTGGTGGTATCTCCATAACCAAAGGACCAAGAAATTGCTGTATTGTTAGGTAATCTGCGGTTCCTTTCTTTGTTAATGTACCGGTTAGTCCAAATCTCCATTTGGAATGCATACATTGAGAAACTATCTTCTTTATAGATGCACTATTGCTATGATGTGCCTCGTCAACAAATACGCAATCAACTTCCTCAAAAAAATCGGATTCTCTCTTAACTAAAGATTGATAAGTACCTATTATTATATCGCATCCGTCCTTAATCTTACTTCCTCCCCCTATTTGTTGGATCTTAACACTATCCAGCTTATCAAGACCATACTCTTCGAAATCGTCATTACCCTGAAAAACAAGATTTGAATTAGGAACTATCATTAGTATTTTTCTAACCATTCCTTTGGATTTAAGATAAGCGAATATCATAAATGATATAAGGGTTTTACCTGACGATGTTGCTACTTCGGAAACTGAATATCTATATCTTATTATTTTCCATGCAGTTTCTATCTGGTAATCTCTAGGCATCTTATCTGGATTTCCTCCTATTCCTCCATCAAAAAATTCATTAACCCACAGGGTAAAACTTTCAAGAGTAATAGTATTAGATACTATTTCATCCAATCCATCTATTTTAATGTCTATCCTGTATTTTTCACCAATATCCAATACCTCCTTCCATAAACCAATGGGTACTCTCCAAATAGGCCCCTTTTTATCTACAAAGCAGATATCGCCATTCCATATTTTTTTTTTTTCACCAAGGGGTGGAAAAAATGATTGTGAATTTTCTGTGTTAAAGAAATCCCCAATTGATTTTTTTCCACCTCCTCAGTGTATTCTCTCAATATTAAAAACTGAGAGTCTGATGAGATTTCAAATCTTAACATATTTTTTTATTTTAATTTATTGTCATATTCCATTCAGATATAGTATTATTTCTTACTTTACCACGATCAACATTAAAATATCTAGCACACTGAGAAATATTATTGAAATATAACTGCTCCGTCCCATCTATCCTAATAGCATCAACACTTTTTGAATGCTTTTGTTTTCTATTTATATTACTTATTTTTAATTTATCTTTGCTTTCGACTGAGACTGAATGCCCTCTAAGCCCATCCGATATTTTTTTCCTATGTTCATCCCTTAAATTAATACCAATTTTAGATTCCGACATCCTCTTTTTTGTTTCATCGGTAAACTTTATTCCAATTCTAGATTCCGACATTTTCTTTCTCGTCTCATCGGTAATATTTTTATTCTTTCCCTTATTAGCTTCAGATATTCTTTTTTTATGATACTCAGTAAGTTTTGTTCCATGTCTAAATGCGTTCTCGCCAACATACTTTCCTTTCAAAGTATCTGATATTTTTTTAGATATTTCTGGACTTGTCATAAAAAGAGAACCACCGCCGGAAAGATTATAACCAATTTTTGGATTTCTTGAATCAAGTTCTTTGATCCAGAATATCTCAATTCTATTTAATTCTCTATAATCAGAACCATTATAATATTCTATAATATCCTTTTTAAAATTTTCAATACCAAATTCACTTATTGCTTCTTTAATTAAAATTCCGCTGCCGTAGTAATTTGGATTATAATTTTTTTCCTGTCCAATATAAATCAGCCCATTAAGTAGATTTGTTATTTTATAAACATTCATATCACAAAAATAATTTATTTTACTGTGGATCCTCTTAAATAATCCTCGAGAGATATCCTCTGACGAACCCCGTAAAGCATATGATCTACAGTTTGTATTGTTTGGTCTATGAATTTTCGATGATTCTCAACAAGCTCCATCTTCTCAGATATTTCCACAAGATCACCTTCTATTAGTAGCATTTTTTCCGTTGCACCGTATCTGACGTTCATCTGTTCGGAATATTCTCGCATCTTTCTTGCCTTGTCAGATTTATATTTTGAATTAAGCTTAGAAACTATACCTGCTAATTTATAACTATACTCTAAAAGTACTTGTCTATAGCTAAACATATCGACCTGAGCTTTTGCTAGGGTTTTTATGTCCTTCATATTAAGGGAAAGAACCTGTATCTTCTCTTTCCATTCTTCTCTCTCGTTTTCGAAAACCTTTCCAAAATCTGTTTTTTGTTCAGACATATTAAAATAATTTTGGTTTGTTTTTTGTTCCTCTTTTTTTTGGAATATCCAAAACTTTGATTTCATTAATCTTTTCCACGATCTTGTCCTGTTCAGGTTCTCTTATTTTTGGTTCAATAAAATCCAAATTGACGTCTAGAGAATCGTCATTAGAAACAACAATGGGAAATTTTATTCTTGATTGTTGATTTCTACCTAACTCATTCTCCCAATCCTCAATTAGATTTTGTTGATCCATTTTAGTCATTAATAAAATATCGGAGGTCAAGTATGTCATTCGTAAAGTAATTATCTAATCTTTTAACTTTTTTTCCAACCGCCCTTAGATGTATAACAAGATCGTTTAAATCCCATTTTCTATTCCTTGTTATAGAATTTTCCTCCAGAAACCTACCCCAATTAAAAACTGTTTCGCCTTTACTTAGTAGGTCCATGCTTTTCCCTATTCCTGCTTTATCCCAATCGTAAAAATATCTTTTATTATCAACATCAAATGGGAATCTATTTTCTAAAGAACAAAGTCCCACCGAATTTGGCCAGAAGAACGAATCCATGGGTCCCTCGAAAACTGTTATATCATTTGAAAAATCAAGATTACCGATACCAAAAACATTTGATATTGGATCCACATCCCTAGCTCTCTCCAGAAATTCACTATCAACAACTCTGAGAAGTTTTTCATATATTCCACTGAGCTTATAGGTTAGATATTTTGAACTGCCTTTTATAGAGTTCATATTTCTAACCTGCAGGCCAATTATTTTTTCATCAGGGGTCAGGTTAAAAAGGAAAAGCCTCTCCTTTCTTGGATCCCATGCAAACTTCATATCAGGTTTCTGGTGTCTTCTTGTAACATATCTATGTATAGACGAACCAAATACTTCCTGTAGTCTAAGCTTCTTCATGAAATCTGCTCTTGGTATTAATAGATCATTTATGTCATTATCAAAAAAATAACTTATGTCTATCTTACCTATGGCTGATCTTCTTTTTGTTTTATTTGTGTCTATTATCGATCTTAGCTCCTCCCTCTCCTCACCATTAAACTTTCCGTACATGGAAAAATCTCTAAAGAAAGATATTGAATCTTTATAGATACCACATCCGCCATTATAACACTTATATGCTAGAGTGTCCATGTAGAAATTACCTCTTTTCTTTCTACCATCATTTGAATCACCACAATAAGGGCACGAGAAATTCAAACGATTTCCCGCTTTATAAACTATTTGTTTATTAGGTTCTCTTGAAAATTCCTTTACGAGTATCTCCCTTACAGTTTGTTCAATTTTTTCTAGCTGCATCTTTATAAAATAAAAAGGGACAGCTCTTCCAAGGAGATGTCCCTTTATTTTTATTTATTATAGGTCGTTATAAAGATCCTCTAATGAATTAGTTGCACTTGGTGTGCTTGGTGCAGCTTCTCTAGTAGGTGTGTTTTCATACCCGCTTACTTTAGTTTTACTAACCTCATCATAAAGATCATTAGTAGAATTATTCTGTGGGGCTGAAGCAGGTGCTGCAGGTCTGGATGAAGACGAAGCAGATCCTCCTAAAATTTCATTAAGCACTCTTTGTTCAGGTACACTATTTCTAATCACGCTCATAATTTTTTCACTTAGATCATCGTCCCAATCTTTATAATCAAAGTTTGTTAGATTTTTAGGACCTCCGTTTAAATACGTAAGAATAACGTCCATATCTTTCTGATTTTTCTGCATTGAGTTTCCTTCGATCTTAATCGATGTTTTCTCACCCACAAAAGAGCATAGATCATAATTATTCCACTCACCAACTTTTCTTACACTTACTGAAAATTCTCTCCCTTCAAAAAGATCAAAAGGATTACATGGTGCACCATATTCTGGCTGTAATTGGGCCTCGATCATATCATTAAGTTTTTTACCAAACTTGAAGATCATAATCTTACCTTCCAATTCTGGTCTATTCTTATCTTGCACAATCTGAACAAGTGAATAGAAATCCTCTTTCCTTGCGAAGTTTTTAGATAATTCCTGATCAGCAGCAGAATGAGAATTCTTGAGCTTCCAGAATAAATCTTTTAATATTGATTTTTTTCCAACTGTCGAAGGACAGTCAGCAGAAAATCCATCACCACTTACTGGATCCTTCAAGTAAACATAATACTTATGGATTTTTGATTTTGCAGGATTCTCTGAATTAGGTATAAATCTAATTAATGATTTATAAACACCATCTTTACCATCTTCTGGATATGGTTTATAAAAATCATCTTTGTCACCTCCTGTTGTTGGGACTTTTGTTACGAATGCCTCTGCATCCAAATTGAAAATGTCTAAATTACTCATCTTTCTTAATTTTTTTAATTTGTTTTTTAATTTGTTTTTTAATTCTTTAAATTTTACTTCCGTTTTTACTTTTGTTTCCTCTAATCTTATAATATTACATTTTTTATTTTTATTTTGAATACCAAACACCGAAAAAACACCAGATAATTATTACCTAGTGTTAAATCGTATATGATAAAATATTGATTGTGTGTTCTATGAATTGGTCAGACCAAGTTGCGGTCGAAAGAAAATTATACCAATTTCTTTGTAGATTTTTTACTCTTTGATTTACCTTTAATAATCTCATTGTTTCCCTTTAATTCCTCCTTTAAATACAAATTAACCCAAGTTGAATCGACAACATCATCTATTGGCTTGTTTATTGCCTTAGACCCAGTTATCCATTCTGTTTTATTCTCCTCTAACATCTTAGAGAATACATCCAAGTTTGTTTCATCCTCCCTAAAGCTACACAAGGAGTGATAAAGCTCATCTTTCTTCGCATTACCTTTAACTGCGAATTTTTTAATCGTTGTTGGTGAAAACACGTAAAAATTTTCACTACCAACCCGACTTATTATTCTTTCTCTTAATAGAGCAGTTGCCATTGATATGTCTACAAGGGAGTTACCGTTGGATGAAAAACTTAAACCCTCCATTGCTACATGGAATGTTTCATTCCCCATAATCTCAAGGACAGAACTCCAAAGAACTTCAACGATCTCTAAATAGTAACCCATTTTTTCTCTTTCCCTAGCAGAATACTCAGTAGTAAATTCTTGTTTTTCTAATATCTTTATAACAAAGCTATCATTGGAATCAAGTATAAAATATGGTTTTTTTTTATTTTTTAATAAAGATTCAAACGTTCGGTCAGATCTTGAAATTGATCCCCACGTATATTTATTGTCCTTGAAACAACAAAAAGCCGGGCAATTAAGGGAGAAATCGATTCCCACTAAATTCATATGATAATGTGTTACTGGTTAATATCCTGTTTTTGTCCGACTGAATTGGTTGTTCCGTATACCTTAGATAACTTTGAAAAACAAGACTTAACTTGGTCTTCGGTAAGGCAATCTATAATATCATCAAGAACTCTTCTATCGTTACCACAAGCAGCAATAAGTAGATTCTTCATGTGATCTTTCTCACCATACAATGGTTGGCCATATTTCGCTTCATTTAGCTCTTTTAAATTTGAGAATGTTTTCATTTTAGTTTGTTTGTTTAAGTATATATCTATTTTGCTTCTAGAACTATATCAAGATAGTTACATTTGAAACCCAGACTAAATGGTGTAAATTGATTTGAATTCGAAGTATAACTTAATTGCAGCTCCGAATATGATGTTAATATCACTTCCTTAAATGTTACGGAGGTCACTATATTTCCTTCGTTGTCCATTATTCTTAGTGGTAAATTAGGTAATCTTAATTGAGGATTTTCAAAGTTAAGAAAATTTAATATCGTATCCAACATAATAAAATAGTTTATAAAACCATCAACATTTTTAAATCCAATACTAAAATCATGAGAAAATAAATCCTGAATATTAGTTGAACTTTTATATGATATTTTTTTACCCAAGTTTCTAACCTGCTCAACCGAATCTATAGTCATATTCGGAAATCCTATTGTCTGTATAGTACTATTCATATAGTCATCTATATTATCGAATGGTATAGGTTGTCTTTTAATGTACGGTAGATATTTATCAACCACACTTTTAGGAAAAAATCCTCTAGGAAAAACAAAGTAAAAACTATTACCTTTTGGGTTTAATAACATCTGTTATAATTATTTTCTTATTTTTAAACGTGCTAAGGTAAATGGTGATAATATACCCTTACCTGCCTTAATAACATCTTCCGGTGTTATGTTCGGATATTTAATTCTACCTGGTTTACCAGGCTTGAGGAAATAATTAGTTATAGTCCTATCCGCCCATCTAATAGCTTTATATCCTCTCATCTCTGCGCTCAGTGATGCTATCAAAGCGGAGCCAGTTAATACTTGATTAGTAGAAGCTGCAGGTGTTGCTGTAGCAGGGGTTCCACCTGTTCCTGGAGTAGCTGGCATCACTGATTTTATCGATGGTAAAGGTGAATTTGCTAGATTGTTTATAGATTCACTGGTTGGCCCAGTAGAACCTCCAGTAACAGGTAAACCTGTCGATGCAGTCGCACCTGTAACAAAATCCGCTTCGCCATTCTTTTTCCAATATCCCCAATATATAACAGAATTTGAATTATTAACAGGTGTTAATATATTATTATACGAGGCAGAATTAATGTAATTATTTGCTCCATTTATAGCTTTACTTGAATCTCTTCTATCTGAAATAACACTCTCTATGGTTTTTTCTAGAACATTGCTACCAACACCAGGATTTACAGTAACTGCACTTTTGTCAGTAGCCGAAAGAGCTGTTTGATTTATCGATACACCATTGGTTATAAAAAATCTTCTATCACTTATTTGTAGAATCCTACTAGCAGCTGATTCATCAATCTTAAATGCAATCTCACCTAATCCTGGACTTGCTAATGAATTATCCTTCAACGAAGGTATCTGTATTTTACTTCCACTAAGATCAACAAATGATATATTAAATTCACCAGAGCTGACAAGATCAATAGCAACAGGATCACCAGAAGGTCCGCTTTTAATGAATTTAAACTTGACGTAAGTATCGAATGGAGATATTGATATCGTTAATTTACCGGTTCCAACAGCAACTGTTTGTGATGCGCCGCTATCAACGCTTAAAGAATTATTAGTAAATGTAAGATTATCCATGCTAGCAGCAACATAATTCTGATTAATAAAAACGTTAGTAAACTTTATTATTTCTTTTGGTGCAGGATTATTAGAAGACATACTTATGGATGGCTGAGAATATATTCTATTGTATATCCTCTGAACCTGAGGAAAATTACTCAACTGTATTGGTTTTATTTTCAAGCCCCATTCCGAAGGATTTGGAGATGTATATGATGATATTCTTATGGTTCTGCTCTGATCCACACTATTAACAAGAGTCATCGTGTATCTTAGTGTAAAGCTCACGGCAATACCTGCATTTCTAACAATAGGTCTATAATAATTTGGCGAATCGTATGCCGTGGTTTGAACAGAATCAAAATGTGATGTTCTTATGAGTGAAGCTCCAATTTGTTCAAGTATCTCTATCTGATGACTTATGTAATAAGAATTTCCCAAGGAGTTCTGAAATAATATAAAATCCTCAACAAATCCCTCATTGTCAGTTGCATAATATTCAAAGAATTCGCCTCTATCGGATGGTCTTATAGTTGCACCAATGTTACCGAAAGGGTCTTCTTGCTCAAGAGAAAGTGTGGCTATCTCAGACGAATCATATTTGGCATACCCTGCATAATCGGATGTGCTCTGTATCTGCCATGCGGTTATTCTAATAGGTGAATTATAAATAAATCCAAAACCGCTATGACTTATAAGTCCAGCTAATGTCTCTGGTTTAAAAGATGAAGAAGAAGCCTGATACTTATTATTCATATCCCTGAGATTGGGTATTTTTATCTCTATGTACTTATCATATATGTTTGAACCAATCGTAACCGGACTAGGGTTAAGATTGTAATCATCGTTTACGCCCTTTTTTATTAAAATTTGGGATACTACCACCACTGTTGTGTCAACATCCTCATACTGAATGGACATTATAATTCCATCCATATTACCAAGATTATATCCAGCTCTTATGTGATATCTAACAGAATCATAGACAACTAAAAGATTGGAAGGAAATACTATTGGCAGATTCGTGGTATTAGTTAATTCATCTGAATAATCATTAAATGGAATAATTAAATTTGAATCAAGAGTTACAAATGAATTTTCAGCTATTCTAACAACACTATCCTGAGTGGTGTTATGTGTTATATTATAATCGTTATTAGGATTAAATATTTGGAAATCACCAGATCTAAACCCATTTACCAATTTATCATAACCCACAGTTGACGGTCCACTATTTACAAAATATGTTTCAGGTTGGGGTTGGTCAGCATACATATACTCCATAAGTAAATATGGTGTTATCTGAACGTACTTGGATGATGTGCTAAATGCCATTATATTTTATAATTTTTATAAATTAGTGAATAACACCAATACTTGTTAAAATAAGTCCAATTAATGCAAGTGAACCAAGACCACCTCCGATAATCATTTTGGTTTTTAATGTACTCAATTGTTTATTCTTTTCATCTATTATCTGATTTCTATTAGCCAGCTGTAATTCTAATACTTTATTTCTTTCCATCCACCCAAGTATTTCACCTTGTAATGCTTTTATCTTCCCATCTTTTTCTGATAATTGATCCTCCTGCTTAACTATAGTTGCATTTAATTTTGCAATCACAACATCTTTTTCGGAAATAACTCTAACACACAGTGTTTCGTATTCCTTC